GGTCCAGGAGTATCCGCCATGGCCAAGCCGTCCGGCAAGCGCATCGTCATCCGCCCCAGCCTCAAGGACGGCGAAGACGGACGCATCAACAACAACTGGCGGCGCCTGTTCCTCGATCACCTCGCCGAAAGCTCGAACGTCACCGCATCTGCGGAAAAGGCCGGGATCAGCGTCAGCCGTGCCTACAAGGTGCGGCGCGAGGAAGCCGAGTTTGCCCGTCAGTGGCTGGTTGCCTTGGCCGAAGGGTATCTGCACCTCGAAATGGACGTTGTCCGGCGTCTGCGCGAAGGCGACGCGCGGACGGTCGATGACGGTAAGTTCGACTTCGCCAACGCCATCCGCCTGCTCGCCGCCCACCGAGACAATGCCGCTCGGGGGACCAGCGAGGTGCGCGATGTCAGCGCCGCAGAAGTGCGCGCCTCGATCGACCGCAAGATCGTGGACATCCGCAAGCGTATCGCCCGGCAGAAGGCCGCCGCCGAAGGCAAGCGCCAATGAGCGGCCCTTTTGAAGAGATGATCGCTGACGAGACTGAAGATGGCGACCAACTTCGCCTTCAGGTCAGCGAGGCGCTGGATCAGAACGAGCGCAACAGTTTCGCCTATCTGTGGGAATACACCGCGCGCGCTGAACAGCTCCCTCCTGACGAGGACTGGCGAGTATGGATGATCATGGCCGGGCGCGGCTTTGGCAAGACCCGCAGCGGGGCTGAATGGGTGCGGATGATTGCCGAAGCGCATCCCCACGCCCGGATCGCGCTGATCTCGTCCTCGCTAGCCGAGGCACGCGCGGTGATGGTGGAGGGCGAAAGCGGAATACTCGCCGTGTGCCGGCCGGACCGACAGCCGCATTATGAACCCTCGCTCCACCGCATCCGCTTTGCCAGCGGCGCGCAGGCGCAGCTGTTCTCCGCCGCCGAACCCGAAGCCTTGCGCGGTCCGCAGCACAGCCATGCGTGGTGCGACGAGATCGGCAAATGGCCCCTGGCGCATGAACGCGCGACCCGGTGCTGGGACAATCTGCTGCTCGGTCTGCGGCTAGGCTCGGACCCGCGCATCGCCGTCACAACCACGCCTCGCGCAGTACCGCTGGTACAGCGGCTGGTGGCGCAGCATCAGGCGGGTGACGGCGTTGCCATTACCCGGGGATCAACCACAGACAACGAAGGCAACCTGCCCGAACGATTTTTGGACGCCATCGCCAGCGAGTTCGGGGAGACTCAGCTGGCGCGGCAGGAGATCGAGGGCGAGCTGCTGGAGGACATCGAGGGCGCGCTGTGGACCCGCGCGCTGCTTGAACACGCCCGCGAGCATGGCCCGGTGCCGCAGCACGCGCGGGTGGTCGTCGCAGTCGATCCGCCCGCTGGAATCGATGGCGACGAATGCGGGATCATCGTCGTCGCCCTGGGGGTGGACGGGTTTGCGCGGGTGCTGGCGGATTGCTCCGCCACCGGGGCCGGGCCTGCCGATTGGGCGAGGAAAGTCGCCGATGCCGCGCGCGAATGGGACGCTGACCGGGTCGTCGCCGAAGCCAATCAGGGCGGCGCCATGGTCGAAAGCGTGCTGCGCGCGGCGGATCAGGCGCTGCCGATCAAGCTGGTCCACGCCAGCCGCGGCAAGGTCGCCCGGGCTGAACCGGTCGCCGCGCTCTATTCGGCCGGGCGGGTTCGCCATGCCGGCATGTTTGCGCGGCTGGAGGACCAGCTGTGCGGGCTACTCGTCGGCGGCAGCTACGCGGGCCCCGGCCGCAGCCCCGACCGGGCTGATGCGCTGGTGTGGGGCCTGACTGAATTGATGCTGGGGCGGGCGGGCCAGCCCACCGTCCGCCAGATGTGATCCACCGCCGAGAAACCCGAGGATTTTCATGCCCCTGCTCGACATTGTCCGTTCCGCCTTCAAGGGCGGGGCGCCATCCCGTGCGTCTTTGGCACCCGCCATGTATCAGAGGTGGCACCCGGCCTTCGACGGCGGCCCGGCCCTGCGCAATTATGAATACACCCGCGCGGTTGCCGAGGGCTTCCTTGCCAATCCCATCGCCCAGCGATCGGTGCGGCTGGTGGCCGAGGGGGTCGGTCAGGCCCCTCTGCTATGCTCCGATGCGCGCCTCGCGGCGCTGGTGACGGCGACCAGCGCGGGGCAATCGCTGGTCGAAACGCTTGCGGCCCAGCTGCTGCTCCACGGCAATGGCTATGTCCAGATCCTCAAGGACGCGAGCGGCACGCCGGTGGAGCTGTTCGCCTTGCGGCCCGAACGGGTGAAGGTGATGACGGGGCCGGACGGCTGGCCCTGCGCCTATGAATACACCGTCCAGAACCGCACCGCTCGCATCGCCTGCGAGGATGAGGACGGCTGGCCCGGCATTATCGCTATCCGCACGATGCACCCGCTCGATGATCACAATGGCGCGGGCGCCATGGAGGCGGCCTGGCAAGCGGTGCTGATCCACAATGCCGCCACCCACTGGAACCGCGCGCTGCTGGAAAATGCCGCACGGCCCTCGGGCGCGCTGGTCTATGAGACGGGAGACGGGGCGACGCTGGCGCATGAACAGTTCGAACGGCTAAAGCGCGAGCTGGATCTGGCCTTTTCGGGCGCGGCCAATGCGGGGCGGCCGATGCTGCTCGATGGCGGGCTCAAGTGGCAGAGCATGGCGCTCTCGCCCGCCGACATGGACTTTGCGACGCTGAAAAGCGCGGCGGCGCGGGACATTGCGCTGGCCTTTGGCGTGCCGCCAATGCTGCTCGGGCTACCGGGGGACAACTCCTATGCCAACTACCGCGAGGCCAACCGCGCGCTGTGGCGGCTGACGCTGCTGCCGCTGGCGGAAAAGCTGTTCGCCGCCCTGCGCCAGGGCCTCGCCCCGTGGTTCCCGGATGCGGTGCTGGGGATCGATCTCGACCGCATCACTGCGCTGTCCGAAGACCGCGAGCGGCTGTGGTCGCAGGTCTCCGACGCCGATTTCCTGACCCGTGCCGAAAAGCGCCAGCTGCTCGGCCTGCCCCCAGAGGAGACTGCCCCATGAGCCACGAGGATGTTCTGGCGAGCCTGATGGCCCAGGCGCGCGAGGAAGGGGCCGAACTGGTCACCTTGCGCGCGATCATCGAGGAATCGAGCGCGCTCGCAACCGACCGCGCGCTCGAACGGCTTGGCCTCGCCGATGCGGGGGCCGAGGGCGATCTGGTCGAGCTGCGCGAGCTGCTGCAGGCCTGGCGCGACGCCAAGACCAGCGCGTGGAAGGCGATGGTGGACTGGATGGTCCGCGCAGGCCTCGCGCTGCTGTTGATCGGAATCGCGGTGCGGCTCGGCTTCTGGGACCGGCTGTGAGCGCGCGCCGGGCCCTGCGGTTCGCAGGCTATGCCGCATTGTTCGACATCGCCGATGCTGGGCGCGACACCATCCGCCGCGGGGCTTTTGCCAAGACGCTCGCGGCGCGCAATCACCCGCTGCCGCTGTACTGGCAGCACCGGCCCGATCAGCCGATCGGCGTGATCGAACAGGCCGCCGAGGACGCGCGCGGCCTGCGCGTGATCGCCCGGATCGACCGACCCGACAGCCGCGCCGCCGCACTACTGGCAGCTGGCAAGGTCAACGGCCTGAGCTTCGGCTTTCGCACCCGCGCCGCGCGCGCATCGCCCGGCGGGCGCGAGCTGCTGGAGGTCGATCTGTTCGAAGTCAGCCTCGTCACCCACCCGCTCCAGCACGGCGCACGCGTCCATCTCGTGACCTAACAAACCCCGCCTGCACCCCTTCCCCACCGGCCGCCAACAGGGGCGGCCTTTTTTCTGCCCAACCGAAAGGCCTCTGCCCCATGGAAAATACCCCGATGCCCATGACTCCCGCCACCGATCCGCTCGACGCGAGCTTCGACATTCTCGCCCGCCAGGATCAGGCCGAAGCCGATATCGCCGCCCTGCGCGGGGATGTCGACGAAGTGAAGTCCCGCCTCGACAAGGTCGCCCGCGCCGCCAGCCGTCCGGTGATCGGCGCGGGCGCCGCCACCGAAACCGCCGAGGTGAAAGGCTTTGTCGATGGCTATCTGCGGCGCGGTCGCGAGACCGAGCTCAAGTCGATCAGCGGCGCCACGCCGGGCGAGGGCGGCTATGCCGTCCCGCGCCAGATCGACGCCGTGATTGCCGCTGAACTCGCTGAGATCAGCCCGATCCGCGCCATCGCACAGGTGGTGCAGACCGGCACCGCAGGCTATCGCAAGCTGGTGGCCACCGGCGGGATTGCCTCGGGCTGGGTCAGCGAAACCGCCCCGCGTCCGGGCACCGGCACCCCGACCTTTGCCGAAATCGCACCGCCCAGCGGCGACCTCTATGCCAACCCCGCCGCGAGCCAGGCCATGCTTGACGATGCGGCGTTCGACATCGAGGCCTGGCTTGCCAGCGAGATCGCCATCGAGTTCGCCCGCGCGGAAGGCACGGCCTTCGTGCGCGGCACCGGGGTGGGCCAGCCGGCTGGCTTCCTGAGCGCCCCCACCGCCACGGCAGACGATGGCGTTCGCGCCTTTGGCACCGTGCAATATATCGGCACGGGCAGCGCCACCGGTCTTGGCACGGCAGCGGAAGGGACCTTGATCGACCTCGTCCACACGCTGAAATCAGGGCACCGGCAGGGCGCGGTGTTCGTGATGAATTCGGCGACGCTGGCGAGCGTGCGCAAGCTCAAGACCGCTGATGGCGCATTCCTGTGGCAGCCGGGCATGGTCGAAGGCCAGCCTGACCGGCTGCTCGGCTATCCGGTGATCGAGGCTGAGGATATGCCGGATATCGCTGCGGACGCGTTCCCGATCGCTTTCGGCAATTTCCGCCACGGCTATCTGATCGCCGAACAAAGCGCCACGCGGGTGCTGCGCGATCCGTTCACCAACAAGCCCTTCGTGCATTTCTACGCGACCAAGCGGATCGGCGGCAAGGTGCTGGATTCGAACGCGATCAAGCTCCTCAAGATTGAAGCCTAAGGGCTCCGCCGCCCTGGCCCCCACCCTGGCTTAGTCGGCACGGCAAGCGTGGTGACCCCTTCCACCCGCCGGTGCCGCGGGGCCGCCCGCCCGCATCGCTTCAGGCCATCCTCCCGCCTGACCGCGCGATGCGGGCGCACTTTCTTGTCATCCGATGAATGGAGAAACCGCGATGCAGCGGACAATCGTGCAGCCCCCGGTGCCGGGCGAGCTTGCGCTGGCAGAGCTGAAGCACTGGCTCGGGATCAGCCGCCCCAATGATGATGCCGCGCTGACAGGGCTGCTCGATAGCAGCCTGACAATCTGCGAGGCCTTCACCGGCAAGGCGCCGCTGCGGCAGGTGGTCGAAGAGACAATCGGGCTGGGAAGCGGGTGGCAGGAGCTGACTTCGCGTCCGGTGCGCGCGGTAACCGCAGCGGCGCTGATTGCAGCCGACGGCAGCCGCACGCCCTTTGCCGATCCATCTGAAGCGCTAGAATGGCTCATCGCTGGCAGCGCCTGTGTGCAGCTGCGGCAAGCGTTCGAGGGCAGCGGGATCGCCGTGCAAGCCGAAGTCGGGATCGCCGACACATGGCCCATGCTCCCGGCCCCGCTGCGCCAGGGCATCATCCGCCTTGCCGCTCACCATTTCCGCGACCGGGATGGCAAGGCAAGCGCCGTGCCACCGGCCAGTGTCACCGCCCTTTGGCGTCCGTGGCGCAGCGTGAGGCTGGCATGATCCGCGCCGTCGCCTCTGCCGAGCGGCTGGTACTGCGCCTGCGCGCACGCGCCAATCGCATCGCCGCAGCCCGAGCCGACACACTGCAGCGCGAGCGCCAAAGGCAAAGCGCGCAATGGCGCTCGGCAGCCGCGCTCTGGCCCGACCTGTTCGGAGACACCCCGCATGGAAAATGACCTGCGCAGCGCTTTGATCGCCTGGCTCCGCGCCGATCCGGCCCTCGCCGGGATCAACGCCATCGAAGAGGAAGCCCCTCTCAGCACCAGCCCCCCTTGGCTGGGGATCGCGGCGAGCGCCTCGGTGGATTGGGGGGCCAAGGACCGGCCCGGACGCGAAACGCGGATCGCGCTCGAACTCGAAACCCGCACCGACCAAACCGCTGCCGATGCGCCGCTGCTGGCGGCGATTGAACGCCGGGTGCTCGGTCTGCCGCCATTCCACGCTGGGTTCGAGCTCGCCTCGATCCGCTTCCTACGGTCGCGCAGCGAAGCCCGCACCGACAATGTCCGCGCGGCCCTGCTCGAATTCCGCTTCCGCCTTTTTGAACCTGTCACGGAGTAAGCCCCATGCCCGCACAATCCGGCGCCGCCTTTCTGCTCAAGATTACCGACGGAGCAACGCCCCCCGCCTATCAAACCGTCGCTGGCCTGCGCACCACGCAGATGTCGATCAATGGCGATACCGTGGTGGTCACGCACAAGGAATCGGGCGGCTGGCGCGATCTGCTTTCCGGCGCGGGTACCCGCTCGGTTTCGGTCAGCGCGGCCGGGATCTTCCTTGGCAGCGCAGCCGAGAACGCGGTGCGGGCCCACGCGCTCGCCGGCACACTCGATGATTACGAGCTGTCGTTCGAGGATGGCGCGAAAATGCGCGGGCGCTTTCTGGTGCAGCGGCTCGATTATGCCGGGGATTTCAACGGTGAACGCAGTTACACGCTGCAATTGGAAAGCTCCGGCCCGGTCGTCCCGGCATGAGCCTTCCCGCCAATCTCCTGCGCGGTGAAAGCGTGCTGAGCGTGGCCGGTGTCGCCCAAGTCCTGCGCCCCAGTTTCGAGCACTTGGTAATGGCCGAGGCTGAACTCGGGTCACTGTTCGCGCTGGTTGAGCGCGCAGCGGCGGGCGCGCTCACTCTGGCCGAGATGACTGCGCTGCTGTGGCACTGCCTGCCCGCCGAGACCCGGCCCGAACGCACTGCCGTGGGCGAAGCGCTGCTGGCGATGGGTCTGGTCGCGGCGACCCAGCCGGTGCGCGCCGTGCTTGCACAGGTACTGCAGGGCCAGGTTTCTCCGAGCCCAGCGTGAGCGCCACCTTCGCCGAGGCCGCCACCCGCTGGTGTCCGCTTGCCGCCCAGCTGCTGGGATGGCGGCCGGCCGAGTTTTGGAGCGCGACCCCTGCGGAACTGCGGATGGCGCTCGCCCCACCCTCCGATCTCGCCCGCTCAACCCCGCCAACCCGCGATCTGATCGCCCGCATGATGGAGCGCGACACCGATGAATGATGGCTTTGAAGAACTGGTGATCGACGTGCGCGCCCGCACCGATGGGTTTGCGACCGATCTCGAAACGATGCGCCGCTCGCTCGATAGCTCGCTGCTCGATGGGTTCGGGCGCGCAGGCAATGTGCTCGAGAACGGACTTATCTCGGCGGTTCGGCGCGGCAGCCTGGGGTTTGATGATCTCAAGCGGGTCGCTTTCAACGCGCTCAACGAGATTGCCGCCCATGCGCTGCAATCGGGCCTCAACAACCTCTTCGGCGGCGGCGGAAGAGGGTTCGGTGGCGGTAGCGGCGGGGGCGGGGGCGGGCTCGGCGGGCTTTTGGGCCAAACGCTCGGCGCGTTGTTCGGCCTGCCGGGACGCGCCACGGGCGGCCCCGTTTCGCCGGGCCGCGCCTTTCTGGTCGGGGAACGTGGCCCGGAAGTGTTCGTGCCAACCTCTGCGGGCCGGATCGAAACCGGCACCGCTCAGGGACAAGATGTGAAAGTCGCTATCCAGCTCGCCGTGCCGCGCGGGATGGCCGCCCCCACCGCCATGCAACGCTCCTCGCGCCAGATCGCGAGCGCCGTCCGCCGTACTCTCCAACAGGTCTGATCGGAAACACACCATGGCATTCTGGCTCGCCCGCGACCGCCGCGGGCAGGAAAGCAGATTCATTCAGCGCTTCGATCCGCGCTTCTGGACCGTCAACTTCCCCCGGCCCGCGATGGCCTCGGTCGTGACCACCGGGCCTAATTCGCTGCGGGTCGATGTTGAGCTTCATAATGCAGGCGAGCTGGTGGGCCTCATTTGGGAGAGCGCCGACACGCTCGACCACCCGCTGCTCGCCTATGCGACCGACCGCGATTATTCGCACACGACGCTCAGCTTCCGCTGGCAATCGGAAGGGGTGATCCCGCTCGATCTGGTGCACGGCCCGACCCTGACGATCGAGGGGCGCGATGAATCCGGCGCGCCGCGCACCTGGTACGTGCGGCTCTGGAACTATGCGCAAGGCTCGCCAACTGACGCGATCATTACGCTGCCGTTTTCGACCGTCGAGAGCGGCTATGGCCTTCCGGGAGAGCCGATCTATCCCGGCGATATCGACCGGATGTTCATCTCGCTGGTCGCACCGGGACATATTCCGTCGAGCACCGATCCCCTGCCGGCACGGGTCAGCGGATCGGTTACCGTCTCGGATATCCGCGCCGATGGTGCGCGCGCCATGCTCGAACTGGGCGATGTGCTGCTGCCGCCGCACGGAGAACGCATCGCCACCGCCTATGACGATTCCTATAACCAGACACCCGCCCGCCTGTTGCGGGTGATCAACGGGCTCGGCTATCGCGAGGATATCGTCCACTATGTCGGCATGAGCCACTTCATGCGGCTCACCCAGACAGAACCGGATGGCGCGCTCAAGGTCGAGACAGCTGGCACCCTGTGCTCACCGGCCACCATATGGCATCGCAACTACTTTGAACTCGCGCGAGCGAACTCGGTCGAGGTGATCGCGTCGCTCTCTTACGAGCTGTTCGATGCGTATTGCCCAGAGGATTGGAAGCAACGCACGCTCAGCGGCGCGCCAGCGCTGACAGGCTGGGTGCCGCCATCAACCTTGCTCTCGCCGGCCAATCCACAAGCGATGGGCTGGGTCGCCGATGCGGCGCGGGCTTTTGTTGCTCTGCTCCGGCAGGCAGGACTCCCCGTTCGCTTCCAGATCGGGGAGCCGTGGTGGTGGGTCACCCCAGCGGGTGAGATTTGCCTTTACGACGATGCGGCCAGAGCCGCGTTCGGCGGCGATCCGCCCGAGATTGTCGATGCGACCGTCCCCTTGAGCGCAGAACAGATTTCCCTGCTCGATACTGCGGGCGCATTGTTAGCGCAGTCGACGGCGGACCTGACTGCAGCGATCCGGGCCGCAGCCGGAGGGCCAGCGCAGGTGCTGCTCTTGGCCTTCACCCCGACCATTCTCGATCCCGTCCGGCCCGAATTGTACCGGGCCAACCTGCCGATTGGCTGGGCCTATCCCGCGTTCGACCGGTTGCAGCTGGAAGATTACGACTGGCTGACCTCGGGCGCCGATGCAGCGCGGCGCAGCGCCTATGATCTGTTTGACGCCCGGCTCGGCTATTCCCGCGAGGATCAGGATTACTTCGCCGGTTTCGTGCTCAACGCGGCCGACGCCGAGGAGAAGTGGCTGCGGATCGACGCCGGGCTCGACGAAGCGGCGGAGCGCGGCATTGCCCGTCGCTATGTCTGGGCGCTGCCGCAGGTTAATCGTGATGGCTACACCCGCCTCGCGCCCTTAACGGACCAGACATCGGCTTCGTTTGACGACGTGCTTTATCCTTTCGCCCTGGGAAGGAACACCTCGGTTGCGCCAGAATTTTCGACATCCGTCGCGGTTACGGCATCGGGACACGAGCGGCGCAATGCCCTGTGGTCGGACGCGCGGCTGCATTTCGATGTCGGCGCAGGAATTCGGTCGGAAGCAGAATTGTCTGAGCTGATCGCCTTCTTCCGTGCCCGGCGCGGGCCAGCGCGGGGCTTCCGGATCATGGACCCCTTCGATCACAGCTCCAAGGGCATGACTGGAACACCAACGATGCACGATCAATTGCTTGGGCTCGGCGATGGGCTGCGCGCCGATTTCCTGCTGATCAAGTCCTATGGAACCCTCGTGCCGCAGGTCCGCCCGATCACCCGCCCGCGCGCCGAAACGCTGGTGGTGAGCGTCGCCGGGGTGCTCAGCAGCGCCTGGTCGCTCCGCCCGAAAGGCGTGCTGCAATTCATCACAGCGCCGCCACCGGGGGCCGAAGTGCGGGCGGGTTTCCTGTTCGACGTGCCCGTTCGCTTTGCTGAGGATCGGTTGGATATCTCGGCGGTCAATTTCGCTGCAGGCGAAGCACCCTCGATCCCGCTAATCGAACTGCGTGAGACCGCGTGATGCGGGTGTTCTTTGACCGCGAGCTGGATACCGTCGCGACCTTCTGGCGCATTTATCGCCGGGATGGGGTGGCGCTTGCCTTCACCAGCCATGACCGCGACCTCACCTTTGGCGGCCTCACGCATCTGGCCGCGCCGGGGATGGTACCGGCAGCGATCCGCCTTACAGCCGAACTCAGCAACGACAGTGCAGAGGCGCAGGGCGCGCTCAGCCATGATTCGATCCGTGCTGCGGACCTTGCGGCAGGACTGTTCGATGATGCCGCCATCGAAATCGGAGCGGTCGATTGGCTCACCCGCAAACATCACACGCTTTACGCGGGGCACATCGGCCGGATCGAGAATGACAGCACACAGTTTTCCGCAGAGTTGCGCTCGGCCAAGAGCCTGCTGGAGCAGGACCTGGTTCCGCGCACCAGCCCGACATGCCGCGCCGAATTCTGCGGACAGGGCTGCGGCCTGTCGGCGGTTGGGTTCACCACCGTCCAGCCTCTTGCGGGGATTGATTACGAGAATAACCGCGTCTGCTTCCGCAACATCGGCGGTGAGGCGTATATTGATGGCAAGGTACGCTTCATGGCGGGGCCGCAGACCGGCATCAGCTTGGGCATCATCGATTTCGAGGATGATTGGCTGGTGCTGGACCGGCCGCTGGTGAAAGGCACAGTGCCCGGCATTCGGGTGGAACTGCGCGAAGGCTGCGACCACACCATCGCCACTTGCGCCGATCGCTTTCAGAACGCGCTCAACTTCCGGGGCGAACCGTTCCTGCCAGGGAATGATTTGCTGGCACGGCATGGGTAGTCATCACCGCGCCCGCGCCCACCCGCTGGTTGCGGCGGCAGCCGATCTGGTGGGCACGCCATTCCGCCTGCATGGGCGTGATCCGGCCACCGGACTGGATTGCGTTGGGCTGGTCTGCGCCGCGCTGGCGGCCACCGGGGCAAAGCCGGTTGCTCCGCGGGGCTACAGCTTGCGCAACCTAAGGGTGGATCAATGGCTGCATTTGGCGGCCCATTCGGGCCTCGCGCCATCACCTGGGCTGATCCGGGCGGGTGATGTGCTGCTGGTCGCGCTGGGCGCGTGTCAGCATCATCTGGCGATCGCCCAAGGCCCCAACAGCATTATTCACGCCCATGCCGGGCTGCGGCGAGTGGTCCGCCAACGGCGTGATCCCGATTGGCGCGTCGCTGCCAAGTGGCGCATCCCCTCCGACTTGGAAGGCTAGATTTATGGCGACATTGGTCCTCACCGCGCTTGGAACGGCCGTTGGGGGGCCCATCGGTGGCCTGATCGGCGGTCTGATCGGTCAGCAGGCGGATGCCCTGGTCTTTGGTGATAGCAAGACGCGGCAAGGTCCCCGTTTGCGCGAACTGGCCTTCAGCACCTCAAGCTATGGCCAGCCGATCCCGCGCCAATTCGGGCGGATGCGGGTGCCGGGAACGGTCATCTGGTCGACTGACCTGATCGAAAGCACGAACAAGCAAGGGGGCGG